TAAAAGATTCCATCAGGGTGTAAAAGTTCTGTAGGCTTTCTGTATTGTTTTCCAGAGTACTTTATTTCCGTCGGGTCGGCTGTGATACTTGCCTCCCCAGTCTATATCTGCTGATTGAAGTTCTGCGTAGGCTGCTTGTTCGTCGTATCCTTGTCTTGCCATGGCGCACGCTAGGTTCCATAGTGTGGCTGATCTGTCGCCTTGTGGTTTCTCTGGTTGTGGGCGTGGTCCTCCTGTTCTTATAGCGCCCGCCAAGCCTGTTAAAGTCCCCGTGTAAGGGGTTACCCTACTGGGTGGGGCTGGAACGCGCTCAGGAGGGCTGTACAGGGCTCTCACAGGCTCCCACGCATCAGGTGTTATGCGAGTTTTTATAGCATCTCTGACGAATACTGTTACAGGCACTATGGAGAATGAATAATCAGTGTTATCTATCTCGTTGTAACCACCCCGTTTACGGTTGTGTGCATAAGGTAAACGCACCCCATTGCCCCAGCCTTTGTCCGTTAGTTCTGTTTGCTTGGGGTTAACTTCTTTAGTTGGTGCTTCCACCACATCACAGGCTGCGGTCAACCCTTCTCGCACGTAGGACGCTCGCATTGGTTCTGTGAAGAACACCCATACATGAAATCCTTTTGAACGTGACCGTTCAACCCAAGATTCTACACCTAGTTGCCTTAACACTTCTCTCAGGTTCTTAGCGTGTATGTAAGATTCGTGCATGCCTTCGTCAAAGTCAACGCATCCCCACCAAACTTTAAGACCGTCTTCTTGAACGAACAGAGGGTAAACCCCTATTGCTGGTGATGCTGTGAGGTGGTCTTCTACTACTATGAGGAAATCTTTACCGTCTGCTGCTATGTGCTGTCCATTTTTTGTTCGCCATGGTAGAAACTTGTTGTCTTCGTCTTTGGCTACTTTACCTCCTCTGAACAGTTGAGCAAATTCGTTCACCACATCTGGGGTTATAAAACTTTGTTCTATCAGATTATCTGTTTGCATCTGGTACCAACTCCTCCCAGTAGGGATGAACATGACCGCATTCTGGATCTAAGTAATATGTTTGATCTATGAGTCGTGCTGTTCTCTTATTTTTGCATACGTTCATGTTGATACTGTTTGCGTGGTATTTGATTTCCCAGTCTGTAAGATCTGCTCGATCTTTTTTTCTGTAAACTTCCATCACGAAGATGGCTTCTTGTTCGCCACCGTATCTACCAGCGTGAATACCAGCGGGTTTGCCTCGTTCACCTGCAGTTCTACCTGCTTGGTGTACTAAACCTACTGGCACTCGTTCTGTTTTAGCCCATCGTTTTAATGCTTGTGCTTTTGATGTAACTCCTGTTGCGTCTGCGTCTCCACCCGGAAGTAATTCTAGGTAGTCGATCATACAGAAGGAAGGGTTGGTACCCCACCATTCTCTCGCTTCGTCCATCGCTGCTGACATTGATTCTAATGACATTGATTCGTCTATGATTGCGACACGTGCCAGTTCACGTTCTGATGCTAAACCTAAAGCATCTATTATGTTTTTGTCTCCTACTTTGATCGCTTCTTCAACTTCTGTTGAGGAACGTCCTTGAAGTAGACAGAACAGTTTCATCGCTACTAATTCACGTGGTTCATCCATTGAGAAGATGATGACATGTGCATTAGAGTCGTTGACTAGGTTTGAGACTATTGAGTTAAGCAGGATTTGTGATTTGCCTGTGTGAGAGCGACCCACAACCAGTAGCACTTCCCCTTTACCAACACCTCGTGTTGCTAAATCTATTTCGGGGAAACCTAGGTACCATCGTTCTGTTGGGTTGCGTATAAAACCTATGAGGTTTTCTACAACTTTAGAGGTGGTAGCCCATCTGCTTGGTTGCTTGTCGCTGTCCGCCTCGCCGCCCTGAGCGACAGCGAGGCGTTCAGCCACTTCATCCTGCGTGCGCAGGGTTGCCATGTTAGGAACGTATCTCCGTGCCTATGGCACCTAGTTCGTTAGCGTCTTTGCCTGTGAACGGGCATACAAACCAATCAGGGACAAGAGAGTTCCCATCCTTCTTGGTAAGCCATATGCCTTTACCGTCAGCCTTACGCTTGTAATCTGGACCAGCCTTGTTGAAATTAGAATCTGGATCTAGTTTCTTTTGCCAATTCGGATCCCACCAGTTGGATTTGTTTTCCATCAGGTCTTTCCAAATGTCGTCCAAGGTTCCTCCTGTACCTTTAGTACCGTAGGAATTATTGCTGGCCGGAGCGCTCGCCACGGGAGCACTTTTGGTAGTCGAAGGGAACTCCTTCTGTATCATACGCACCCCCTGTTCGGATAGTTCGTATCCGACACCGAGTGCCTCATAGTTGGCTATCTCCAAAGTCTCGCCCCAATCGGCTATCTCTTTGGCTACTGCCTCTTTGTTATCAGAGTTGATCGCTATCGTTACTGAACACGATGCCTCTGCTGGTTCGTAGTTACCTGTTTGGATAACTTGTCTACGGAACACCGTTATAGTGTTCTCTGTTTTTTCTGCCATGGGTCTACCTTCCTTTCTATAGTTGGTTCCATGGATCTGGCCCCGCAAACCTCCCGCGACAGGTAGCCCATGCACCGCACCATTTAGGAGCGCAGTGCCAACCTGTCATGTTTAATGGCCAGACGGGAAGGTCTGCGGATATGAGTGTTCCAGCGGAGCGAGCAAGCGCAACCAAAGATGCCCACTCCGCCGGTCCTGCGTTCACTGTAGTTCTATGCACCTTGCCTTTAACTAGGTACACGAACTCAAAATCTAAAGGTTCTGTGATGTTGTTGTCCGACATTGCAGACACAGCCCACGTGTATGCTGCTGCTTGAACAGACCACCGTTTTTTCTCCCAGTCGTCTGATGGTTTACGACCCGGATTTTTCCAATCTATTATTGGACGAGGGAATGATTGAACACAGTCGATCGTTCCTTGCAACCAGATCTCCGGCTTGTGGTCTACCACTAATGGTAATTCAAATTTGTGTTCGACTGCTATCGGGTCAACGTCTGGCATCACTTCATCCCACCACGCTGCGGTGTTGAGTTCAATAATTTTTACACACTCGTCCACCTTGTGGTTCCATCTAACCACTTCTTGTTCTTTCCTAAACCATTCCTCTAACGAGGCGCAAATGGTTTCTGATTTTGGTAGCGGGTCTCCCGTTTCCATCTTCTCTATCAAGCACTGTTCGATGCCGTAATGAACTGAGGTGCCTATTGCTGTGTTGGATGACTCGGTGGATTCTGAGATGCCTAGCATGTCTTGTCTGGCTCTCTCAGGACACATCGCTAACTGTCCCAGCCAAGATTGACGAAGGATTATTCTGTCTTCAGGTGGTTGCATATTCAGATCCTATCACATGTGTACATGGCATGTCCGATACCCATCGGGGTATCGGGCTTGGCTTGGCATGCCATGCCATGCCATGGTAGCACCACAAGGGGAGCAGATCAAGTTATTCCTTTTCCTTGACTACGTGCAAGTTGGGTTTATCTGATGAAGGTTCATCTTCTGGTATAACTTCTCCTCCTATTGATTGATATACGTATGATAAACTTTCTGCTAGTTGATCCCGTTTGATTTGTGTTTCCATTATGTAATCCCCATACACATTTATTAAGTGTTGAATGATTGCTATTATCCCAGTTATTGCATCAGCGACATGTCCTTGATCTTTACCATCAGGCCATATCACTTGTTCTATTTCTGCTAATCTCTCTTCTACGAGATTCTGTTTTTTGTCTGTCATTTTTTTTCCTTTTGTAATAAGAGTGAGAGGCTGAGTTAGAAAGGAGACCAAAGACCCAGCCCCTCACACATCTAATAATATTTATTCAGATCCCCACGAATTGTATGAAGTTGATTTTCTGATAGCACGTTTACGTCTAGGTTGCTTGGCTTCTTTTTCACGCAACCGCATGTACTCTTCACGAGTGATGCTTGTCAGATCACCTGATGGTTTTAATGTCATGCTCTCTCCTTTCATTCATCCTGAGAAGACCACTCTTCTTTTAATTTGTTTATATATTTTTCGGCTTGTTCTTTTTCTATGAATAACTCTTTGATCCTGTTGTCTTGAAATACAATCCAACGGGTAGTAGATAAACCTGCTCCCATCATGATGGGTCTACGTTCAAGTCGTAGTTCAGTTTTCATGGTTGCTCCTATTGAGGCAGTGTGAGGTCAGTCGAGGAGGGGATGACCAACCCCACACCGCCCAGTCATGATGCTTGGATAGCGATATCATCGCCAACCGTGCGAACCGTAATGTCCACCCCGTGTCTACGTGCCGCAGCGTAAGCGTTGGCTCGCATACTGCGAGGTTCAACAGAAAAATCTTTTCCTGCTTCTAATAATCTGATTTTACCATCAAGCCAAAGTGACCACGGGTATCGTTCCTCCCTACCCGTACGGTTCATCCTTGGCATGTCGTTCAGTACTTTCATTAAGTTTCCCTTTCTACAAAAAGATAGCACTATCTTTTTATACTAACATACTTTGCTAGTCTAGTTATTTTCCACCCCAGCAGCGCCTAGATGGATACCAATGTGACGCACCACCCCATCGTTCATTACCATCTAAGTGATAATACAAATAACTTGCCACTGCTACATTCGCTTCGGGGTTCAATATATGCGCCCCTTCGTAGCCTGCTTTCTTACTACGCTCATCCCACCACTTGGGTAAGTGTTGAAACCATCCTGTTGCACCACTCTTATGGTTAACCGCTAATGAGTACTCGTCATCAGGGTCGGCGGAACTCTCACACCAAGCGATACGCTCCATCAAATCGTGATCTTCAGGTGCGAAGAACACTTGAATGTATTCGCTTAATGTGGAGCATCCACCTATACCACTAAGAGCAGTAACTAGTAATATTTTTGTAATCATTGAGCCAGTATAAGTCCCATCGCTTTGTTAGCCAAAGGAGTCTTACCTTCAATAGCCTTACGCAGTGACTTATCCCTATCGTGATTGGCACCAGCGTTCACTGTATGCTGCTCGGCACCCTGTATAGCATTCCAAGCAAGCCAACCGTTACCGTCACCCCATTCAGATTTCTCTTGTTCCCATCTAGTAAGCATTGCACTTCTAGCAGAACGAACAGATTTTTCTTTACGGGTAGACATGTCATCCTTTATAGGCACCAATTGATTCACCAGTTCAAAGAACTGTGAATCAATCATAGGTTGTTGCCTCAAGGTGAGAGCCTTACCTTGCCAAGCAAGCGCCTGTTCAGCCGCTTCCTTAAGTATCGTGGCTTTCATCTCAAAGATGTCGTCATGATTCTTCGTGTGCCTAACCTTCAATAAAGGTTTACCTATTAGTTGGTTTTCACAGAAGAACCTGCGTTGCATATCGTACACACTGGTTGACCAAGAACCATCTAAGGAACTGATCCACACTAAATGGGATTGGATTTTATCTCCACCCCCAAGATCTATGGAGTCCGAAAGTTGTTGCCTAACAGCAACTCTTTCACCGGCACCCCAGAGTGTACAAGACGTGGTTGACATGGGAAACATCATGTCTGCCATATCAGCAAGCATCTGGTATCCATCAACTTCAGGGTATTTCCCGGAATGCAACCCGACTACCTGCCCATTGTCCTTACGGACAACAAACTTGTACAAGGGAGCGTGTTCGTAAACACCACTTCCTATCGTCGGAATGTGTGCATCCTCTCTTAGCGAGCAGTAATATTCTGCCGCAGGGTAGTACACAGGGAACAAAGCCCCAAGATCACCCATGTGTTGACGAGCAGAATCTGCCCTTTCCACAACTGTGGTAGTCATACTGTCTCCTTTTGTTTAGCCCACTTACCAAGCGCACTAGCAATAGCCTGTGCTTGTGAACCACGCCCATATTGCTCGGCGTAGTCAACACCACGTGCCAGACCGCACTGCCCTGCTACCCAATAATGAAAGTCAAGAGACCAAATCCCTTTAACTTTCTGTTGTATCTCACCATCTTTGAAAATGGTGGTCTTACCACTGCT